CTGGCTATTGCACTCAATACACGGAATCACGCCATTAAAGTGGGTTTACTGTTTTCCATCAGTATTGTTTAAGACAATAAGTCTGGTAGTTTAACGCCAACCACGGCACAACATGACGGAGGTCTGTTGTAGTCACAATACAAAGAATGTGACACCCGTTCAACCCAAGATTGATCAGATCTAGGGTTTAGGGATTCATTGTGACGCTATTATGCGCACCGTAAACCAGGTGAGGTATGTTAGTCTTTATTTCACCCTCTAACATCAGGGTTTGGTAATCCGCGTTACCATACGCTTTACCAACTGAGATCAATTGGAGCATCTTGGTAACCCAGTTATTTTCCTGGGGATAAAGTGTGGTTCAACGCTCGACATAGTTAGCAATGGCATGTGCTACAGGTTCAGCTACTTGTGACAAGATGGGAAGTCCCAAGGATGACAAAGCTGTACCAAGACCACGGATAAGCTGACCCCAAAGCAAGTTCTTATCATTGAAATCAGCTGGGTATGCATGTGGTTGAGAACGAGCAAACTCTCGGATTACGGATAAGGCCCGGTCATCTCGAGGATATCCTCTGCCCTCAAAGGTTGAATAGAGTGAGTTGGCAGATGGTGAAAGCTCAAGACCTTCACACGTTTTATATCTAAGGTTAGCTCGGTAATCAATGTTTGTCCACAATTCCACACCGATGTTCCAGCCTCTTAACCAAATATCATCAACAGTTGTTAAATTACCGGTGATATTACCTGATTGATGGAAGGCAATTTCAAGGGGCCGTTGTTCACTAGCCCCTGAGAACTGGACATCTGGATCACTAGGTCGTAATGGCATATAACAGCCAGTTTTGGCCAAAGCTTGGTAGCGATAGGCATCAGATTGTACGATGGATTCGCTTGTGAGAGCAGGGACAGACAACCGGTAACAACTATTTTGCACGGTGTTGTCACGAGCTCGATTAATTCCAAGAACTACATCGGGGGACCACTGTCCAGCAACAACTCGACCCTCATCATAGAGCGACGATGCATCCAAGTCCTGTGTGGAACCATAATAAACCCGTCGTACGTTCCGGAGGTACGATCTGGCGGCTTCAGGGGTACCTCCACCACCAGGTGTTAACACATTAGGCGAGAGTATCGTTGTGTAGTAGGTTATCTGGTCTGATGTATCACCAGTCGTCTTGGTGTTCCAGCTTGGATAAATGGCCACACCAGTAAGCGCTTCAGTGAAGACCGTCTGTAAGTCATAATCAGTTGGTGACTGCGATGAATCCCATTGTATTACAAGCCTGTTATAGCGTAAAAAGGGAAGGTGGACGACTAAGATGTTCATATTACTATCGGCGGTGTATTGCCGGGAAATCATATACTCGTCTCTTCTTTCGAAGGCAGTTGTAATTGAGGCTGCTCCGTCCGGAAAACGGACAAAAGGCTGAGCACCCTCTTCGCAGGGGTGTAGGATCTTTTGTGCAGCGGCTCGACCAGTAGATGTGTTTCCCAAATTAGTAAATGCATCAAATGTTCGGGGATCAGCAGGATTAGGTTTAAAACCAGAACGTGTAGCATTGGGTGGAAGGGCAAAGAGAACATCGCCAGGAAGAGGATTTCCAGTGTAGTTCTTACCAAGCATGACACGATTCCGGATAACATTAGAGGCACTTCGACTCTGAGAACGTTTACTCCTCTTCTTACGAGACCTTGATCGACTAGGTCTACCATTGGTGTTAAGATTAACGTTCAAAGCTGGTGTATTGTTTTGTTGTTGTGGCATTGTAGATTTTTCTAATT